TGCTGTATTAGAAGAAAGCGCACTACTTCCTATTGCAATATTATCACGTCCAGCAGTATTTGATTTCAAAGATCCATAGCCTAAAGCAACATTTTGATAGCCAGTCGTATTTGAAGTAAATGTCTGATAACCAATGGCAACATTTGACTGATCACCTCCTGGCCCTGCCCCAATGGTAATACCACTAACTTGAATATCGCCTGTAATTCCATAACCACTAAGAGTTGTTGGATTAGATCCAGCTACTACGCGACCATAGGCATCTACAGATACAGATCTATAAGTACCAGCACTAATACCAGTTGTTGCTAAATCAATATTGTCTGCATTGACTTTAATCCTTCCAGTATTTGCAGTTCCAATATTAAATGTATCGGCAACTTTTGTCAGACCATCGCCAGCGACACCACCTTGATTGGCATCAACATAAGCCTTTGTTGCAGCATCTGAATCGTTGGTCGGTGTAGCCAAAGAAGTAATTTTCTGATTGTTTAAATCAACAGAAGAAATAGGGGCAGCTAATTGATCAAGACGGAAAGATCCAACATCAATCGCAGCTACAAATTGCTCAGTGTATGCCCTGATATCTTGAGCTGCAGCAATAGCAGCATTTACACTATTTGGAAAATTTCCTGTTCTATAAACAATTTTGTACAGGAATCTGAATTCGCTTGAAGGAAAACCTTGCAAATTCAATGTAGCAAAATCTTCGTTCTGAGCATCAGCAATATTAGTAAAATAAGCCTGACCCATTACTGCTATAACAGGGGCTCTTAAATTATTGGTAGCTACAATATAGTAGTTGACAAATCTATTGCTTGGCACCTCAGTTGTTGACCAAGCATTCGAAACATGTGAATTATAAGTGATATTAACAGTACCAAGCTTAGCAGCAAAGTTGGTTGCTGTGTCCATTTTCCAAATGTTTCCAATCCTGTAAACCACTGGAATCTTGGCTGGACCTTGTAAATCCTGCTCAAACGTATTTGGTTCTGGCGTTTCATCATGGACAATATCTATCTGCATGTCCTCATCAAAGAACGTGCCACCAGTTAAGCTGAACTGCGCGTGAGAATCAAGGTCACCATTTCCTGTTGTGGTACAATCAAATATATCAAATCCATCTGCTAAGACAGCTCCTCTTGTACGATGTAAATATTCATGAGTCTGCCAGTCCAGAACAATGCCATGTCTTTCGTCTGCGACATAGGGAGCATGATTGATGTCGGCATCCCAATAAATGTATGCAGTTGGAGCCTGAGCATCCCAGATAAAATAATTCTGCTGATAGTCAAGCTCACCTTCCGCGTTAAAGAAAATATAATACAGTCCAGTTTCATCAGGAAGTTCGACTGATCTTGGCTCGCTAATTACAAACCTTTTAGCCTTTACCCAAATCCTGAAGTCATTATTAACTGGAGAAATCGTAAAAGTTCTTGTGCTATCATCAAACTCGATTTGACTTTCAGTCTTGTCGCCATGACCCATAGGCTCGCCACCTTCTGCCATTCCAGAAAGTATTGAGATTTCTGTTTGGCTAAGCGCCGCTGCACCAGTGGAATATCTTTGTTCAACAAACTTGGCGACCCATGTGTCGCCATCATACATCAGTACTTTACCTTTTTCTGCATCTTCTACATAAACATCCTTGAGATCATTTAGTACAGCATCTGTAGCAAGCAGATCCTTTCCGTCTCTGCCATCTTTACCGTCTCTACCGTTGATTCCATTTATTCCATCAGCTCCATCCCTGCCAGGCTTGCCAGAATTGACAAGCAACATCCTGTCTTCAATGGACTGCTTTAGATCTTCAAATCTTGCTTCAAGCTTTTTGATGTAAGGCTCAACAGTGACTTCTTTCTTTGGAACTGGACGCAACTCAGTCTTTTTTGTCTTCAGCTCAGAGACTATGCCATGAACAATAGTACCATTCTCAATGACGTGAAATCCATTGATTATACTACTAATTTGCGATAAGATAACATCCAGTGGTTCATTGTCAAAATCAATTACCCATATATGCCACTTGGCCTCAAATTCTAATTCCTCTGGATACTTTGAAATATAGATAACTACGCCATCCTCTGGCTTGAGAGAAGGCAGTCCATCAATGACTCTAATAATTGCTACTGCACTAATTAAAGCATTGTTTGACAGTGCATTGTAGATATTAGAGGATGACAAAATCATTTCATTTACCCTTTACTGGTTAGTCTTCCCGACTTATTTGATGCCATTATAACATAAAAAAACAGGGCCCGAAGGCCCTGCTCTCAGTCTTGCGACTGGTTATCAAACAACAGCGGCGGTAGCGTCCACGTTGGTCAGTCTGGCAGCGGCTCTGCCGTTCACCAGAGCGATGGAGCAGTACCACTCAACGCGAGTCACCAGGGCAGGAGAATCGGTAGCCTCACCCAGGTCACGCACCTGAGGACCGCCGTTCTGGATACCGGTCAGCAGATCATTGCCGAAGGACACCACATAGATCGACTGATCGGTGGGGTCGCTGTCGAGGATGGCAACGTTCTTGTGGTCGCGATCGATCTCAAGAACAGGCAGGCCACCATACACCAGTTGCTGACCACCGAACTCAGAGCGCATGATGTCGATCTGAGTGTTGTTGCGAGCCACAGCGCTCAGATGACGACGAGCACTCTTGGACATCACCAGATACTTGCTGCCACCTTGGGCATCAACAGCATCAATGGCCTCGTCCAGCTTGTTCAGATCCAGAGCGGAGGCAGCGCTATCGTTAGCGATCACCTGGCTGTGAGTACCAGCCTGAGCAGCAGGCAGACGGACAGCAAGGCCATCGAACTCGGCAGCGGTGCTGTTGGAGTCACCGTTGATGAACAGGCCCTCGAAGGCCAGACGCATGGCGCGAACCTTGGACTGCACCTGATAGGCACGAGCCTGAGGACCTTCCAGGTCAACAATGGCGCGGTCAACCTTGATGTCGCCACCGAACAGCTTCAGAGCTTCGCTGTACTGACGAACTTCGGCGTAGCTCTCATCGTAGCCATCGTTGAAAGCGCGGAAGCCCACGTCGCCGAGGCTCTCTTCACGCTTGTAGAACAGACCGGAGCCCTGCACTTCGCGGAAAGGCAGGGTGCTCAGCAGGGGACCGGCAGAAAGCTCGGTGATGATAGCCAGCTCCTGAGGATTGCGGCTATGCTTTTTGGCTTCAATTAAGCTTAAACCCATGATAGATACCTGTGAATGAAAGACAAGAAGAATGGGTGAATTGCCAATCTCCGTCTCACACGGAAATCAGTTCGACACCCTTCTACCTTGTCATCTCGACCTAGGATAGTCAGGGTATCTCTTCATTCTTATTGTTCCGATATCTTTCAGTTATTTCAAGCACTCTATTACTTTGTCTTATCTTTTATCTTTTACAGCCATTTCTATGGTAAATCAATAATTTTTGACATAAAAAAAGGAGGACAAATGTCCTCCATTATCTTAGCGTAAAATTTCAGGCAAATGCCTTTTCGAACAAGGCTTCTGCGCTTAGATTCTCAAGGTCTTCCGTCGTCATGCCCTTGGCATCAGTACCACCAAGTCCAAGGCCTGCACCAGAGCCTTTAGCCCCACGGAAGAACGTCCCATAGATCGGATGTCCTTTAAACGTAGACAGGTACTCCTCAGGAGCGATTCTCTTGCCAGTGTCAGGATCAAGAACGGGATCGCCATTACCATCAACAACGGTAATAGAGCCATTCTGCTCCAGTCTAAAGCTGCCGCCAAGGCGATCTGCTAGCATATCGAAGAAGGAAACTCCGTCGGCGGCATCAGTACGACCACCCGCCGCAAAGAATATTTTCTCCAAGGCATAACGCTTACGGAACTCTTTGAGTTCAACTTGGTACTGCTCTGCTTTCTTGTTTGCTTCGGCGGCCTGGGAGCCATATTTTTCTTCAAGAAGTGCAGTACGTTCTTCGGCTGCAATTCTTTCGCGTTCAGCAATCGCAGCTTCTTCCTGAAGACGACGATACTCTTCAGGATTAATTTGAGCAAACTTTTCGAGCTGAGCAGATTTTTCCCGAAGTTCTTTTTCGTATGTTTTTCTCGATTCACGTTCAGCTTTAAGTGCTTTAAGCAAGTTATCGACTTCTGATTTAGGAATCAGATCGCCATTGATATTTTGCGCTTGACTTTGCTGTTCATTATCAGCAAAAGATCCACTGCTACCCATCTCGGGAGCTTGATCTTGGATGTCCGACATTGTAGATAGGGCGTCTCGCCCTTGAATTGCGCATTAGGATGCCAATTTCTTGAAGTTAACAATACTAGTGATTAATTTTTTG